GTAGTAATACCCATTTGCTCTTTGCCTTTCTCAGTTACATCACCCATGGCTTCACCAAATGCTCCTATGGGTCCAGCTAGTCCTTGCATGGCTTCAGTGAACATGCTGTTCATGCTTCCTTGCAGAATGTTTATGCTGTTAGTATATGCTGCTTGTGCTTTTGCCAGTGCTGGGAAATCTTCGCCTATGCCCTTGGCTGTTCTGCTAGCTGCCAATCGCAATTGCCCCAAACTCAGAGCCAACTGTTCTGGCAAATCACCATCAAGCCCTTCCAGAGTTGATACAAAACGCTTGAGCTCACCTGCATCCAAGTTGGCCGCAAAGTTCATGATCTGGTCAGGAAACTTTTCAAACATTTTCATGGCATCTTCTGGTCTTTGTTCATCAATAGCACGTTGCATGTCACGCAAGTTTTCTGCTACTGCACTTCCACCTTTACCCATGGTCTGGAATGCTGCTAACATCTGTTGCCCGCCTTCACTATAGAAAGCATCAATATCAAAAAGTGAGCGGGTAATTTGATCTGTTACAGCACTACTAACGCCTGTTGCTGCTAACTCACCTTGCATCTTTTCCAGGCTGGCAGTGAACGCTGCTGCTTTTTCCGGGCCCAGATTGTCTGCAAAAGCCAGCATGCGCAATTGCGCTTGTGCGTTTTCAGTTAGTGCATCCTTACCAGCATCTCGGATATCGTTTATGCTCTTGCCCAATATAGTGGTTGCTCTGAGCTGACTGTCCAAGAGTTCCTGCGTACGAGCAGCTTGTTTGGCACTGTTGACATTTTCCAACAATCCCAATGCTTGGCGTGTTTCCAAATCTTCAGCCAGATACTTTGCGCTATCACTCATGCTCATGCCAAACTGCGCACCACTTTTGGTTAAAGTAGCAAACTCAGATTGCAATGCACTGAAGGTAGCTTTGCCTGTGCTTTGAATGGTGCCTGGATATTCCCTGAGTAAATCTCTGGTTTCATCTAGCGTCATACCCAAACGTTGAGAGCTTGCCAGCAAGTCCATGAGGCTGCCGCTTGTGTCAGTGAAGCCCACACCTGTTTGTAATAGTTCACTTTCCAGATCACCAAAACGTGTCATGCCAGCTTTGATGGCGCCAGTTAAACCAATCAACGCGCCTGCTGTGGCTGTAGCGCCCACTAAGAGAGTATTGAGACCAAAACTCAACGCCCCTAGCCCCAGTGTCTTGGCTAGTTCCACACCACGATTGGCTTTGCTGATATCTGCCAACAGATCCAATTGTTTGTCACGGAAATCGTCAGTGTCTTTCTTGTTTTTCTTTTGATCCGTGTTGGCATCAGTTGTTACCTTGATGAGTTCTTTGTACTTTTTCTGGGCTGCTTGATCTGTGCCCATCATGACTTTGGCGGCGGCGAGCAATTGCTTCTGTGTGGCTTCCATGGCGAAAGCCGGCACTGTTGCCGTGTTCTCGTCAAACGTTATTTCTACCTTTTCGCCTTTAGCCATGTGATCTCGAAATTAAATGCTGTTTTTACGGTGATAAATAATGACACACACCATCCGAGTATTTATCCGGTTGATTAACAGGAGTTTTAATATGACACAGAACACCAACCCACTCCAGGGTTTTTACCGCAGTCCCAAGCTATATGTTGGGTTGCCCACACAAGGTATCTACTATGACGATACAGTGGTGGATCTGCCAGAAAATCGTGAACTGGCGGTGTACAGCATGACAGCCCGCGACGAAATGATCATGAAAAATCCTGATGCTCTGCTCAACGGTGAGGCTGTAGCACAAGTGATTAAAAGTTGTGTGCCACAAGTTAAGGCACCTAGAGCCATGATTTCAAACGATGTGGAAACACTGCTAGTGGCCATACAGAGCGCCACACATGGCGATGAAATGGATATCAACGCCACGTGTCCTGAGTGTAATGCCGCCGTAACCGGCACCGCTAGCATTGAAGACAGCCTGAGCACCATGCAGGTTGTGGAGCAGCATTATGTACTGGAAACAGCAAACGGGCTGGAGATTGAAGTCAGACCCTATAGCTATGAGTCATCAGTTAAAGCCGGGATTGCCAACTTTCAAAGCACCAGAAGCTTGCAAAGCATTGGGTCTATTACAGACGAAATGGCACAGTTAAAGGCATTTAATGACAGCTTCATGAAGTTGAGCGCCTTGAATTTTGATCTGATTGTGGACAGTGTGAGCACCATTGCAGGCACAGATCCTGAAGGTGAAGATTTTGTGGTCAAGGACAGAAACGCCATTCGTGAGTTCATGGAGAACTGTGATAGCGATGTGGGGCATGCTGTGCAAGACAAAATATCCGAAATCAATGAGATAGGCATCAACAAGACCATGCGCATGAAGTGTGAAGAATGCGAGCATGAGTTTGACCATGAGGTTGGCTTCGACCCTGTAAATTTTTTCATAGCTTCCTCGCGTCAGCAAACCCAGAAGAAATCGTAAAACTAATCAATCGACTGAAGTCGGAAGCAAAATCCCTGGAAAAGAGCATCATCGAGATTGCCGTGTATAGCAGTGGTAGTATTTCATGGCAAGACGCCATGTTGATGAGCCGCTCAGAACGTGCCCTTGCGGTGGAAGTTATTGACGATTACCTAAAACGTAAGTCAGGTAATAAGGTTGTCGAACAACTTTAATCTGCCGTCATATGTCTAGACACCCGCTAACGCGGGGTCTTCTAACTGCGGGATCTTCATGTGTTCGTTAGCACTCACACATTCAATCCCTAGTTAGACAAAGTTATCTCTTCTGATACATTGCCGTGGATAGGCGTTTAAAGGAGATCATTCTTACAGATTGTGACGCCATGAGAAGCCCGATAAGGGGCTTCAAAAAAAGGAAAAGTTTTCTTACGAGTTGCTTAACCGTTCAAAGACAGGTATTTTGGGGTCACGATTCCTTGGGCTCTAGCCTTACCCAACCTGTACCGACTTTTAAGAGTGTCTCGCTTCAATACACTCATAGGAACTTATCAGTGACCAATCAACCATTAAGACCAAGCAAACGGTGCTGAGGTTCTCAGCGCGTTTTGGCATCCTTGCGGGTAGTGCCTGGAATTCGCTAACAGTAAAAGCTTCAGCAGAGTTCTTGTTATCGAGCTTACTGGATGGTATGGAGTTTCCGGCCCATCAACCTTGAGTACTGTTTGTCAGGGTTCTGTGTGTTATATGGTTTTTATGTTTTAGTGTTATATGGTTTTTATGTTTTAGTGTTGTGTGCCTATGCTTTGCCATGATGTAGATTTTTTAGACTTTCTCTAAGGATATTGGAGCCCCCAATGCGCACGTTGATAATACCATTATAGTAATCATCGGATTCAAGAACCCCACGATCAAACTGCTCCTTGGCTTCAAGGTAGCTGGCAACCCCGCGAGAGGGGCAAAAGTATAATATTTCACGAGTAAACTCCTGTGCGCCCAGTGTTTCCACATCCTGTTTGAGATGATCGTTTGAACCCCAATACTCCTTCCAATCGGATTCCACGCTGCTTCTGCGTTTGCGCGTCTTCCCCTTGAGCGGAGGCTTGGTACGCTTGAACTTGGCAAGTTTCTTGCCCACGTACATGCGTTGGTTGGTGTTGTTATGAATAATATAAACGAATGCTTCGCAGTCCTCTGGGAGTTCAGTCACTTCCTTTCCCTTATAGTACCACGTCATTATTAGATAAGCTCCGTCCAATTACCCAGCCCTGTCCTGGGCATTCGGGACTGCGTACTATATCCGTACCGTTGTTCCACCAACGATAGCCAGTAGTGTCCTTACGTTTATATATCTTACCCCGCCCCTGAATCCACCCAGGTCCTGGGCAATCTTTACTGCGAGTTTTTTCAGTTCCCTTGTGCCACCATTTTAGACCAGTCATTGACTTGGCACGTTTCTTTTTTACATCGTCAGGATGAGTACGTCCTTTCATAACTGCTGATTGTTTGGATTTTTGTTCTTCAGACTTTTTCTTGCCTTTGAGAGCTTCGCTAATTTTTCTTTTGTGGGAGCTTGATTTGGGCTTACCCTTATTACCAGCAGCATTAGTATTTCCAATCATTGTGTTTGATGACGCACCTTCACCACCGTCCGTTCTATTGATAAGAGTCCCTGTGCCTAAATCTTTTCTACCATAAGAAGCGATTAGGTGTATTTCAAGATTGTATGCGTCTTCTTCTGATAGGTTACTCTCAAAAAACTTGATTCGTGACTCATCTAGGGGTGGTCGATGGTAGCCGTGATTTTGTTTGTAGCGGTTTCCTTTACCCTTGCCTATATAGTAAGGGGAACCATCCTCTTTAAGATACCCATAAACATAATATTCCATAACATTATTTATCTAATCACAAACTTAACCATGTCACAAACCCTATTTAATCGGAAGTTCAAGTTTTGTCTAGTATTTCGGTGTCAGTGCTGTATTCTGTAAAACCGTTGCTTTTGATCACAGTCAGCACATTGTTTACTCGACCAATAAGCTCTTCTTTGTGTGAGATTAGCAGAATGTTCTTGCCCTGATCCCGGTTCATCTTTTTCAGAATAGCCAACGCACTCTCGGCGCCTATTGTGTCCATGCCGCTATCAATGAGCTCGTCAATACACATCAAATTCATGCTGTGATTCAAGCTTTCGTAAATGTCTCTAAATGCCCAGCTCATGCTGAGTATCAAGCGGTTTCGCTCACCGCGAGACAGATTGTCAAAGCTGAGGTCTCTGCCGTACTCTGTGATTTCAACATCCAGGTCGCTGCCAAATTTCACAGCATGCGGCAAACCAATCTTCTCCAGATAGTAAGCCAGTCTGTGGTTTAAGTAACTGATGTTTTGATCAATGATGCGCTTGCGTATGAAACTGTCCTTGCTGGTCAACAGCTTGAGCAAGAAGTCCTGGTGCTCACGTAGTTTGTCCATCTCGTTCATCTGTTCAAAGTCTATCTCTTGCAAGCCAGTCTTGCGCAAGCTAGCAACCTGCTCAGTGTAAGGATTTGTTTCTTCAAGCTTGCTGGAATACTGTGTTGCCAGATTGTCCAGATTGGCGCGATGCTCGTAGGCTTGCTCGACATCATCATAAAATGTGTCCAGTGTGTCTGCTGGCTCTGTGACGTCCACACCAGTTTTTTCCATTTCAGCAAAGATCTGATCCATGTGCTCTTTTTCATTGGCCATCTTTTCCTTAACACCTTTGATGTACTCTTCGTGAGTACTCAAGTGCGCAGTGTCTTGTCCGCAACTGGGACAAGTGCCTTCTAGTGCGCTGGTTAGATCGGCTTCGTGATCTTGATAACGCTTCTGCGCCCTCTCGAAACTCTTGCTCAATGTGCTCATGGCTTTTTCTTGAGCCAGCTTGTTGGCAGTGTGCTCAGCAACTTCAGCATTGTGCTTGTGTGCTGCGATTTCAGCATCAACATCAAGCTCAGCTAACACCTGAATACTATCCTCGAGGTCCTTTATCTTGGAAGTGTGTGATTTAGTCCAAGCAGAACCACGGCGTTCAATCTCTCGGATGTTCTGTTCGATGCGCTTGTTGGATTCTTGCACAGCGTTGATGCGAAACTCTTCTTCCTTGATGTTGTCCTTGGTCTTCTTGAGCTTTTCTTTAAGCAGATCAGCTTTAGTGCTAAGGTCCGTGATACCCAATAGCTGCTCAATCATTTCTCGTTGATCATTAGCTCGCATGGACAGGAACGGCTCACTGTATGTGTTCAAGGCAATCAAGTGTTTGAACATGTTGTGTGGAAAACCCAAGATACCTTCAATCTGCTTTTGAGTTTCTTTGTTTTCACCTTGCGCATCGTCATCCTTGGATTCGTTACCGTTGATCAAGAATCTCATTATCTGAGGTTTCCGTCCACGCTCAATACGATACTCAGTGCCATCAATTTCAAAATCCACCGTTACTAGCATGTGCTTGCCGTTGGTCTTGTTAATCAAGTGGTCTTTCTTGATGTTTGTGAGAGCTTCACCATATAGAGCATAGCTCAGAGCATTGATGATGGTGGTCTTACCAGTACCGTTACGGCTACCTTCACCACCCAGATCTAAGTTATGCCCCAACACCAGAGTAAGCTGACCAGTATCAAAATTGACTGCTTGTGTTTGAGCACCAATGCTCATGAAATTTTTGGCAGTTACATTTTTGATGCGAAGAGTCATGTTGTTAGTCCGTTGTAGATTTCTATTAGCCGGGCTTTTTCTACTGCGCTGCTCTCGATTGTATCCAATTGGGACACCACGATGTGATCCACACTTTCAAACTCAATGTCGCCACCTTCAAACTGTTCTTGTTCTTCTTTGATGGGCATTAAATGGAGTTCACGAACGCCGTATTGCTCTGCGAAGTTTTCCTTGATAAAGGTAGCTTCTTCATAGCTAATGGGTATGTCTAATTTTACACGCGCATGGGTGTTACTGTCAAGCAGAGTTTCATGATCTTCCAACAGCTCACTGAGCAATAACACTTTGTACTTGGGACAGTCAGGCCAGTTAACGTAAACAGGATCTTCTCCCCAGGTCAGAAACATAGCGCCACGATCATCATCGCCAGCGTCAGCATAATTATGTGGGAAAGCGTTGCCTATGTAGTGCACGTTGTTCTGGAACTGACGTTTGTGGAAGTGTCCTGAAAACACATACTCTGGCTTGCCCAAGTCGTCAGCATTGAGCCCACCGTGGTCAGGCATTGTGACCATGGCGTTCATTTTGAAGCTGGGTAACTCAAAGTGCCCAAACATATACTTACATTTGAGCTTCTTGAGCTTTTTCCATTCGTCCCCTACCAGCCAGGGAATGATTGCGGTATTACCCTCACAAAACAAATCATCCACCATAACAAAGTTAGCAAGGTCCCTAGCATATTCAACGCTATTAAGGTCACGCTTATCTCTATAATAGAGGTCATGATTTCCCGTAATAAAGTATACAGTCTCAAAATTATCATTGAGCTTCTTCAAATCCCGTAGTGATGCATTCATGGTCGCTATGTTGACACTTGCTCGATGGTGACTCCAGTCTCCAAGGAATATGCAAGTCTCAGCACCACGTGCCTTTGCTTCAGCAATAAACCAGTCTATATACTTATGACAATCATCTAGATGTGTGCGGCTGTTCTGCTTGAGACCGTAATGAATATCAGTAAAGCAAGCCGCTGTTTTAAACAGTTGCTTACTCATGGTCACCCTCAGTTGCAGCCTCGCGCAGATCGCGCAATTCTTTTTCGTGATCCAGCTGACGACTGTAGCTGGGCAGCATGCCTTGGTCAATCAGGATGTCATCACGAATGTTTTGGTTGCGCTTTTCCAGATTGAGTACCTGGGTAAAGCTATTGTTCACAGCGGCAGTATAGTACGCAAATGGGTTGTCACTCTTGGCTTCGTTAAACTTCAAAGCCACAAAGCTCAACTGTAGCAGCGCCTGACCGCGCATTTCGTCTACATATGTATAGCCACGCCAATTGCTACGGTGGCTATAACGCTCCACCAACTTCATGAACATCTGCCCCAGTTTGTTGGTCAGTCGACCGTGCTCTGTGTTAAAGTGACCACGTGCGCGTGTACCATCCCAGTGACTACGAGCCACTTCGTGTAACTCGCCGTCATTTTTGTATGCATAATGCTTGAACGGTGGGAAGTTAACTTTGGATTTGCTGTCTGCTTCTGTTTTAGGAGTCTTTTTGCGTTCCAGTTCGTCTGGAATGTGTTCGTATGTCATCACACGAAACACCACGTCTCCGTCTGCTATAGTAGTGGGATCTATAGCAAACTCTTTCTGCTTGGGCTTGTTGCGATAGTCTTTCTTGTCATGCTTGAGCATGGCTTCGGCGTAGCGATCTGCTTGGATGCGATTGGCCTGGTTTTCTTTTGCTTGGAACAGTGTTTTATCGTTGATCTCATCCACATGATCCACGATGATGTCAAACTGCTCATATTTGGGCTTTTCCACCCAGCAAAACGTCATTTTGCTCTTGTGGATTTCTTTTAGGATGTCTTTGTTGTTCAGATAGTTTACTTTTTTAGGTTGAGCCACAGATTACTCCATTTATTATTATTCCGTCAAGTCTACAAGATATGTATCACATTGTCAACTAAAACGATCCAGAAAATGAAATATAAACTGGGCAGTTAATGGATTGGATAAATACATGTATGTCAGGATTAGATAGATTTAGAAATAGCAGAACAACTCGCACAATTGGTGGCGTGGTCAACAATCGCATTGGTGATGTTGTGCGCGACATCAGTGACCCCACGTTGCGCAACGGCGTTAGCCAGATATTGGACGCTATATCGCCTGGATTAGGTGGTGGAACACCTGATTTAACTGATTTTAACGGTAACAATGCATTCCGACAAATTTATTTGCGGTCATTGCGCGAGCAGGCAAACGAAATCTCAAACCGTCTGGACACACCCACTTCATCAAAGTTATCCGATAGTTACGATTGGAGAGCCAGACTGCGACCCAAGCGTGGTGGAGCAGACAAATTTTATGCAGAGAGTGAACCTCTTGGCTTTGCGGTTGATGCACTCATGGCACCCATACGTGAAAGTGGTGGGTTGGTGTGGAAGAACATGCCCAGCGTGTTCATGAGCGCCATGGCCAATTACAGCGACGCTGGTCAAGGACAAGGCACTAACTATCCAATACGCACATATCAGAACAGCACTGTGCAGCCCATACCTGTACAGGCAGATTTTACTGCTAATGACATATACGAAGCCAGATATCTGTTGGGAGTGTTCACATTTCTCAAGATAGCAACCAAAGCTTACTTTGGTGACCAAGCTGTAGCAAAAGGCAATTACGGAACACCACCACCAGTGCTGCTATTTGAATATCTGGGTGATCACGGTTTTAACAAAGTGCCGGTGGTCGTCGAGAGCTATACCTACAATTTACAAAATGATGTGGACTATGTTCCAGTAGAAGTAGAAGGCACTGTAACTTATGTTCCAACCATCGTGAATATTTCTTTAACACTAATGCCACAATACACGCCACACAAACTACGCAGAACATTCGATCTAGATCGTCTGGCAAATGGTGCTGCATACAGAAATGGATACATCTAATGGCCACACAGTTTCGTAAGGAAAGCTTTCTTCGTAACGCACCAGCACTGGATGAGATCTTTCTGGATATCAATACTGTGCCCACGGTGCCTCCCAGCTTGGATGACGTGGAATGGCAAATTGAGCCCAAGTATGCTGAACGTCCCGATGTGCTGGCTGCTGAAATTTACGGAAGCAGCAGATATTGGTGGGTGTTTGCAGCTCGCAATCCAGACGTATTAAAAGATCCTTTGCGAGATTTTACTAGCGGTACTACTATCTTTTTGCCTGCTGAAAATTCTGTGTATAAAAACGGAGCCTAGTAATGGCAGTTACAGATGTGCGATACACAGATCCTTATGTTGGCGATGTATTTGCTAACGTACTGGATTTCTACCATAACCCCACATATAATATTCGCCTGTTTATGGTGCGCAAAGGTATAAGTGATAGATTGACAGAAGAGTCGATTTTTAACACTGATGAGTTGCAAGGGCCAACAGGCCCAGTACAGCGCAGCGACATTGTCACCCTTGCGCAGACCGGTGTAACTGGCACATACATTGATGATCTATCCATCCAAAGTCTGGTGGGAACCGATAGCCCACAACAATTGCGCTACGAGTTTACCATCACACAGCCAGGTGCAGCAAACTTTCTGGATCAGATTATCGCCACCAAAAACTATTTGGGTTACGAGCCAAGTGCAGGCATCACAGCTTATTTGGAAATAATGTGGCGTGGATATCGAGATGAAACATCAGAAGGATTTTCCAACGAGGATGAGAACAGCACGACTGATGGAGCGCCAGAAACAATAGCAGGCCCTTTGCGATACAAGATACACATCAACCGCATTAACGTGTCCATTAACAGCACAGGCAGCACCTATCAATGTGTGGCGACACGTTTTGGCGATCGAGCTTTTCGAGATACAATGTTCAGAATGCAACAAGATTTTTCCACCAAGGGCAGCACAGTATCTGAGCATGTGCGTGAACTTGAAAAACAGATTAACAAGTGGCACACTGAAAATACCAAGTACGCCATCAAAGATTCAGTTGTCTTTGATTTGAGATACTTGATTAACACTGAAAACGTAGGCGATAGCTTGGCAAGTATTCAAGATGACCGGTTGGACACTGAGAACATAGAAGAAGTCAACCGTCTGATGAACGCAGAATGGACGGCAGAAACTGCAGAAGAGTTGCGGGAATTGAGAATACAGCGAGCAGAAACATCCGGAACTGCGACTGAAGAAACACAGCCTGAGATTGTGCTGAACATCAAGAAAGGCACCACGGTGGATCAGTACATGATGGCGCTGTTATCCATGTGTCCTGAGGTATACTCTAAAATTACTCGCCTGAGTGATATTGAAAATCGAAACAGTGAAGTAAATGCAGGACAGGGTTTTGTCAGCTGGTTTAAAACCACTGCTGACACTTATGAGATAGATTTTGACAGAGAAAGAAATGACTACGCTTACCTCTATGTGTACACTCCGCGCATATACAAGACCGCCAGAACGGACCGCGGAAAAACCAAACGTGAGAATGAACCCAATCGTGAAGAGAAGCGCAGCCGCTTGCAACAATACAAAGACAACGGAAGTTTGCTCAAAGCATACAATTACATCTTTACTGGACTAAACGACCAAATACTCAATCTGGATATTCAGTACGACAATGGTATCGCCTTGATCACCTCACCTAACGATGGTAATCTGGGTGAGTATAGTATAACAGAAGGGGTGCTAGCTTCACCCAATGTCCCAGAACGCATCAGTCCCAAAGATACTGGTGCTGAAGCCATAGTTGATGAAGTTCGACGGGAAGATGCACAACAAAGTTTGCTTGGGCTAGTTGACAGATTGCAATTGGCTAGTGGTGCAGTGAGAGATCAGTTTGCCAATCAGTTAGCCGATTTTACGGGCAGAAGCATTTCAGAAATAGCAGACGTTTTGAATGATGCAACTGGGGGCGCAGCAGAGTCACTGTTAAATGAACTGGATGCAGCAAGTGTCCGACAGCTAGCAGCAGATACCAATGTATTACCACAGAACACCTCGCCCACTGAGTCCACTGTGGTAACTGGTGGGCCTGGTGGCGACTATGAGCCTGATTTTAGTGGTTTTGTTTACAGTGAAGACTTTGTAAACTTTAACGCTCCTGCCGCAGTTGATCAAAATATTGATCCGCAAATACTTGTTGAACGTGGTTTTATTGTATCCAACCAAACTGGTGAGCCAGTTGATACAATTCAGGTTGTGGAGAATGCACAGGATATGCCCAGCGAAACAGATGAAGCAGGAGCCAGTTTGGCTAGTACACGCACCAAACTTTTTGGTATGCTGACTAGCCAAACAATAAACGACGCTTTCTTGATGCGCGTGGAAATGGAACTGCGGGGCGATCCATGGTACATGGGTGCACCCAACCTGGATGGAAGATCAAGTGAAGAACGTGGTAATTTTCGTGGAGACGACAATCTGTTTTGGCTGCGTCTAGCAGCGCCCACTGTGTATGATCCAGATTGGAGTGACGAAGACAGTGAAATAAATTCAGGTTACTGGAATGCGAACGGAACCAGTTATACGTTTACTGGCGTGTATCGCATGATCAAAGTCACTAACACATTCAGCCAGGGACAGTACAAAGTACAAATGGTCGCTAATCGTCTGATAGACCTTGAACCAGATGATGAATCTGTACCCAATGCTATTACCACAAATGAGCAAGGGGAGGCAGGAGAGCCATGAGCAAGCCGTTTAATGTAAACAGTCAAACACCGCGGCGAAGAATAGAAAAAGAGCAACTGAATGGTGTTTATAAAGGTGTGGTAAAAGACACATTGGACGACAGTCGATCTGGAAGACTCAAAGTGCATATTCCTTCTTTGGGCAAGGAAGATAATCCCGCAGCCTACAGAGAGTGCTATTGGAGCTCACCTTTTGCGGGTTCAACAGACCCTACTGCTATTTCACAAACTGAACTAACACAATATGAAAAGACGCAAAAGAGTTATGGCATGTGGATGGTGCCTCCAGACCTTAACAACCAAGTGCTGGTGGCTTTTGGTGATGGTATTGGGAAATATGGCTATGTGATAGCATGCTTGTTTAGCGACACCAAGAACTACATGGTGCCAGGCATGGCCGCCGGATTAAACTATGGTGACCCTGAGTTGCGCATGCCTGTTGCTGAAAAGAATCCGTATGACGAGCGCCTGACTAAAAACAATGTGGAACGCCCAGTGCATGTGGATGCGGCTGAAGCAATTGTCAAGCAAGGCTTGATAAATGATCCACTGCGTGGTGCTGGAACAGCAAGCGCCAGACGAGAATCTCCCAGTCAAGTGTTTGGTATCCTCACTCCTGGTCCGCGTGACAGACGCCCAGATAAATCCAAAGCAGAAAACTTTGACCACAGAACTGGTGGGCACCAGTTCATCATGGATGACAATTACGACAGCCGCATGATAAGACTGCGCACAGCAGGCGGCAACCAGATCATGATGGACGACACCAGTGGTACCATTTATGTGATCAACAAGAACGGTACAGCCTGGACTGAGCTAGCAGCAGACGGCACGGTTAACATGTTTGCGGAAGGCAGCATCAACTACCGCGCCAAAGGCAACTTTAATTTTCGGGCAGACCAAAACGTCAACATTGAGGCTGGGCAGAACGTCAACATCAAAGCAGCAGGCAACCGCACTGGAGGAAAGGTCACAATTGAATCAGCAGATGACATGGATCTTTTTGCTGCCACTAATTTCAAGGCAACTAGTGGGAGCGGTGATATTGATTTCAATTCTGCTGGTAGAGTTGCAGCAACGGCGGGCGGCTCAGGTGGATTTCAGGTGTTTACTTCACAAGGATCTGTAGCGTTCAACTCAGCTCGACTGATAACAGGTACCGCATCTTCGGGAATACATTGGAACAGCTCAGGTCAAACTGCATTAACGGGATCGCAAGTATTACTTAACTCAGGTGGACCCAGCCCAGCTACAGCATCACCAGCAACTCCTGCCGCACAAATAGGCACCAGCCCCAGAGCAGATTATGCGAGTGAGCCTCCAGGCTTTGACACAGCAAGTGCTCGGCAAGGAGGAAGTGGACCCACAACAAACGGTGATCGTCTGGGGGCAGCCCCAGTTGATACTATCCTGAGCGTGATGACCACAGCTGAGCCTTATGCTGGTCATGGACAGGCAGATCCCAGAGACGGTTTTGGAAGCACACCAAGTTTTGGTCAAAATGTGGTAGATAATTTGCCAGCTGGCGCAAGTAACTTGAGTGGTGTACCAGACGACGTGGTTACTCCTGCTGGGTTCAACCAAGGCGCCAACTATTTGGACGCAGCTAGTGGTAACCCTCTGAGCGGAGTTGGCGGTATACTCTCAGCGGGATTTGCCAATGCACAGGATTTGCTTGGGGCTTTGCCTAGTTACAGACAAATCGGAAACATTTCAAGTGATTTTTTCGCCGCCCAGAATCAAAGACTGTCTGAAATTGCAGGAATAGGCGGACTAATTGCAGGTTTGCGATCAGTGATACCTCCCATTCGAACTGCCACAACTACAGCGAGCGCACAACGAGCTATTGGTTTGGGAAAATTGTTAACTGAACAGTCAGCGCAATTGAGTCAGTTTGCTGTTAATGCTCAAGGTGTAAATCAAGATCTGAACGAACGTGCAATAGCAAACATGCGTACCAAAATTGACACGGCACTCAACCAGGATCTTGCACCAGCACAACTTGAACAGGTACTGAGCAGCCAGGGTATACAAATAATACCAGATGGGCCCGGCACCATCTTCGAAGACGAAACCGGAAATCGCATTGTGGACTTCCGCAACGGTATAGGCCCTATAGGTACCACGTTGGGCGCAGTAAGCGATCTTACCACAGTGTTTGAGGAAATCAAGAGTGAAATACAGGTGGTTATCAGCGCAAATCAAGCTCTGGCACTTGCAAGTTTTGCTCAAAGCATTGGTGCTGACAATTTCCGCAATAGCAGTGTACTAGCTGCTTTGAACGAAAGCAAGTATAATGAGATCCCCCGTTTGATGCAAGGCTGGAGTGTAGCAGCCAGTCGACCAGGCGAGCAAGGTGTTGTACAGCAAGCTCTGCGTGACAGACGCACATGGGAAGGGGAGTTATTTCAAACACCTGATGGTGTGACACCAGATGCAAGTGGTTTTGCAGAAGGTGAGAGCAGCTTCCGCCAACAGGCCGAAAACATTCGCATTGCTCGCGACCGTTTTGTGGCCAGCAAGTCATAAAAAAGGACCCCGAAGGGTCCACTAGCATCCACCATCCATATCTGAGATGGCAAGTCCCAGCTTACGGCTGCGATGCAATCTGGTACATTTCCTCGACCTCAGGTGGCACAACCTTGGGGTCATATCGGAAGTTTCCGACCAGGTTGATAGTGTCAAACAGTGCATAACGACCAGTCTGTCGATCGTAAATGCCCATGGTGACATATCGCTTGCGCTGTTCGTAGATTCGGTAAAAGCGACCACCAGTGTAGTCTTCAAAGGCACACGCAGGATCTTCTTCCACGTTACGCTTTTGTGCTTTTGCCCAAGCCTCATCAAATCGTTTGACGATTTTGCGCATTCTTATCTCCTTGTGGGAGTAAACAACGTCCACACATAAAGCGTGGACCCCTCACATACAACATTGCATGCTTACCACTAATTATACATACAATTCCATGCATGTCAACAATTTTGGGTAATAAACTGGGCACTTAATAATCTGGATAAATAACAGCATGGCACAATTTAAAGGATTCTCTACGGTCGACACTATTAGACCGTCATATACACTGATTGATGGTGATCTTGTCAAACGAGACTTGATTAATGAATTTTATACTCGTTTGGGTGAAAGAGTCATGCGACCCAACTTCGGAAGCATCATTTGGGACCTGCTCATGGACCCCAACACACCTGACATTGTGGCTCGTGTGGAAGAGGACGTTGAAAAGATTATCGATCGTGACCCCAGAGCACAATTACTGGATACTCGCATTTTTTTGCAGGATCAATCCCTGAGAGTGGAAATTGACCTGATATTTGTGCCCACGGGTGACCCAGACACACTATATTTGAGTTATCAGAGAAAAATTACAGAAGGCATTGACGCATGACCATTATGAGACAACAAAATTTGTTCGCTGCGGAGGATTGGCGTGCCGCTTACAAGGTTTACAGCCAAGTGAACTTCCAAGCATACGATTTCGACACCATGCGCAGCGCCATGGTGGAGTATGTGCGCACAAACTTCCCAGAAAACTTTAACGACTACATTGAGAGCTCAGAATTCATTGCCATAATTGAATTGCTGGCATATTTGTCGCAGAGTTTGGCGTTTCGCATGGATGTTAACACCCGCGAGAACTTTTTAGAGACCGCAGAGCGCCGTGACAGTGTGTACAAGCTGGCTCGCATGCTGGGATACAACCCCAAACGCAATGTTGCGGGCAGCGGGGTGATGAAACTCACGAGTGTGCGCACAAACGAGCCACTTCGTGACGGTTTGGGCAATCCTCTGGAGAATACCACTGTATTTTGGGACGATAGCAACAATCCACAGAGCTACGAGCAGTTCATCACCATCATGAACTCAGCCATGAGCAAGACCAACCGTTTTACTGCGCCACTTAAAGAAGGAACGGTGGGTGGCATACCCACCGAGTTGTACCAAATCAATACACCTGTTGGTTCACCTATCACTTACAACTTTAACTTGACTTCAAGTGGGGTGTCCCGACCATTTAACTTTGTGAACCCAGATTTTGAGGACGACGGCTTCTTTTTTGAACGGCATCCTGACCCCACCAACCTGTTTCACATGATTTACCGCAATGATGGCAAGGGTCTGAATAGCAAGGACACAGGATTCTTCGCAATGTTCCGTCAGGGCACTCTGAACTTTGTGGATTTCAATTACACACAGCCCATCGAGAGCCGCCAAGAGATTATTGGCGTGCAGAACATAAACGAAAGCGATGTGTACCTGCAGGAAATTGACAACAACGGTTTGGTTCTGAACAAATGGAACAAAGTCTCCAACATTGTAGGGCAGACCTTGAACTATAACAACATTTTACTGGACAGCCGCAATCTATATGCTGTTGAAAACCGTGGTACTGATGGTATACGCATACTTTACCCAGATGGCAACTTTGGAAACGTGCCTGTGGGCGTGTTCCGCTTCTGGCACCGCATCAGTGACCCAGTGCGTTACACAATCCAGCCACGTGATGCCCGGAATGTCAACCTGACTATCCCTTATCAGGGACAAGATGGCAGAAACTACACGTTAACTTTGACCTTGTCACTACAATACGCAGTAAACAACAGTCTGCCTGCTGAAACAACCAATGCCATCAAACGACGTGCACCACAAGCGTACTATACTCAGGATCGAATGGTGAGTGCACAGGATTACAACGTGTTTCCGCAGAGCCAGAGCACTAACATCACCAAGCTCAAGGCCATCAACCGTACTCATGCTGGGCATAGCCGTTACATTGACATTAACGATCCCACAGGCACATATAACAATGTGGACACTTTTGCGGAAGACGCATATTTGTACAGTGAAATTGATGACAGCACATTCCAAGTAACTGTTAACAGCAACACCACACCGCTTGAAGTGGCTGCAAGTGTGTTGACTGACGCACTCAAGGATCAAGCCACCAACAACTTTGTGTATTACACCATGCGCAACATTTGGAACAATCCCAATAAAAATGGCGCAGTGGATGTTTTTAAATTTTCAGAGTCTGATAACATTTTTTGGAATCCCCAACCAGCCAGAAGCTCAGGCAAGACGGGATTCATCACAGAGAGTTTGACAGTACCCACACAAGCAGTGTTGGTCAACAACCCTGGACCTAGCGTGGTGTCCAGTGTGCCGCGCGCCCGCAAGTTCCGCATGCTCAAAGAGAATGCATTCGTTAAATTTTATAATCCAGCTGATCCAACAGACAGCAAGTGGGCACGTATTACCAGTGTTAGCAATAACGGACGCTTGAATAGCAGTGTGGATACAGGCATAGGGCCTTGGACATTGAGCGAGGAAATTGCATCAGGATGGCAAGCCTCTGAAGTTGTGGTCAGTCTGCGCAAGCTGTTTGACCAGAACGAACTTACCAACATTGAAACAGAAATACGCAACCGTAGAACATTTGGTCTGGGCTATGATCTGGTCAACGATGCTTGGTATATCATTCCCAAAGCCAACCTCAATACACAAGACAGCTATGCTATCAATCTTGATGGACGAGGACCACGCAGTTGGATATTGTTGCTAGAGTTGGCTGCCGGATCAGTATCGCCCAATGAGTATCGCTACAACGTAACACAGCGCGGCCAAGACTACGTGGTACAAAGCTTGAGTGATTTGCGATTCCACAATGTGCGCAGCTACAGTGTGGTGGACAGAACTCGACGCAGTGCAGAAGATACTTTGACGTTTAGCACAGTGAACACCAAGCCAGGCGATACTGAAACATTTGCATGGCGAGGTACACGCTGGAACAATGCAGTGCTGGGGACAGATTATGACCCCACTGGATTGCGTCCTAACATTCCGCTCAAGACACGCAACACTTTGTGGAAAGACGTGAATGTAAACTGGGTGAGCAACTTTGGCATCTTGGTGCCTTCAGGCGATACGATTGTAGAGCAAACAGCCAACAACCGTTATGTTACAGACGCTAGCATCAACCTGCCCACATATTTCCGTGGAACAGGTAGCAGCAATGATGCTAATGTGGTGATAGCCAACGCAACTGGCATGGTTACAAGTCTGCCCAGTAAGCTTGAAATTAATTTTAACGATGATACTTTTGGCACACGCATTGTGGACGAAACTGAAGTAACACCTTATGTGCTGTATCGCCAAGTACCAAACGGCGGGCTACCAGGTGATGAGGTGGTGTTCAAAGCATTGCTATCTGGAGACACATTCAGTTACGGTGTTGACGGCACCACACTGGATGCCAACGTTTCAGGACGCATGGTGTTTACAGAATGGGACGAGGTAGAAAAGGTCGGCAAGCTTGAGTACAGAAGTCTGGCTCTCAACGATTACCACTATAGTAAGGATGCATCAGGCGATTTTAGCGCAGACAAGATTAACATCAACTATTTGGTGAGCAACGAGAACCTGAGTCAAGACGTAAACTGGGACGTAGTGGATGTGTTCCGCGAAGCAGACGGATATCAAGACCCACGCAAGGTAATTGTTGCCCCCCAAGATACTGACGGTGATCTGGTTCCTGATCGTCCATTACAGTTTGAAGAATATGTGGGATCAAATGACTTGGTGTACTTTGAGACATTCACTGATTTTGACGGATTCAGTTACACACGTCCAGCAAGCGGTGTGATACTGGACTACCGTGGTGAAGCTGGCATCAGATACCGCAGCGGTGTGGACACTATCTCACCAGCATCATTTAGTGACTTTGTGAATTTGAGTGAAGTAGACTGGATTGTGGTGGATAACAAGGACGTAGTAAGTGTGCTGGAAAATGTACAAGCAGCAAGCGGTATTGTGGTTTATGATCAAGGCACAGACATCACTTATCAGTTCCTGCCAGAGAGCACATCAATCAACAGAGTGCCTCTAGTGCGCACTGAAGATTTCTTTGTGCGCCAGGGCAGAGGCAAGACGCAAAATGTTCGCTCTGCTAACCAAACAGATGGTGTTGTGCGCTGGAGACATTTTGCACCTAACGATGTGCGCATTGATCCCAGCATCAGCAACGTGGTGGAAATGCTGGTTTTGACATCGTCGTACAATGATCAAGTGCAGAGATGGCAAGCTCGTCCTGCTACAGAATTCCCGTTGGCTCCTACCACCAATGAGCTGAGCCAAGAATTTGCGGGACTAAATACATACAAGAGCGCTAGTGATACGCTGGCATTTCGTAGCGCAAGCTTCAAGTTGCTCTTTGGAACACAAGCACAAGAAGAATACAGAGCAAAGTTTCGTGTGGTGAAATTGTCCGATAATATTAGTGACAATGAACTCAAGACTAGAATTATTAGTGCCATGAACGAATACTTTAACGTGGACAACTGGGAGTTTGGTGAAACATTTTACTTTACGGAAATGGCTACTTACATTCACCAACGTCTGGGCAGTGCGATAGGAAGCATCGTGATATTGCCTCGTAACCTTTCAGGAAGTTTTGGACAAATGTTCCAAGTGAAAGCTGAACCAAACGAGTTATTCATTAATACAGCATCAGTAAGTGATATTGAAATAGTTAGCAGACTGGACAACCAAAGTCTGCGCGTGGACAGGTAAGCAAACCTAAATGACTGATAAGATTTACAAAAAGTTACCGGCAGTACTACAAACAACTGTCATCAAGAACTTTTTCGAGAACACTGTTGAGCAATTGTTCAGCAAAGCCGAAATTGAAAATATCCGTGGGTACATCGGAAGCCAGCGTGGCGATGACTACAACGTGCGCGGTGAATTCCTGCCTGAGCCCACAACTACCAAACGATTTTATGGCTTGAGCCCCACGGTTAACACCATCAATTCTGATACTGGTGCTAGTGAAAACTTCTTCTTTTATGACGAGCTACTAGCAGCATTGGAAACTTACGGCATTGATACCCGCGAGCAGAACAAAATCTTCAGCGAGAATTACAGTGTATACTTGCCACCAATTGATGTGGACAAGTTCATCAACTATGCAGAATACTACTGGTTGCCTGAAGGCCCATCTACTATTGATGTCGTGGGCACAGTTGACGCGCCCATTGACATTGAAACAGACGTACTAGGGCAAGCAAGCTTCACACCACCAGGCGGAAAAGCATTCAGAAACGGAATGATTGTACAGTTTACTGGTGACTTTGTAATTCCTCAAGACTTGACAGGTATCGAGTTTGTTGTGCAAGGCGTGGGCCGTAACATTGTGCTAGTGCCCAAAGACAGAAACTTTGGTACAGCATTCAGCCGAGAAGTAGATGCACAAGGCAACCCCACACAAACCATAAACGACTACATTGTCATGGAGCGTGGTGCAGTAAACGATAACCCATGGAGTCGTGTAAACTTTTGGTACCACATCAACAACTTTGTGGATGCTGGTGACCAGATACCTGAGCGACAATTCCGTGCTGACAGACCCATTATTGAATTTGATCGTAAGCTAGAGCTTTACAACTACGGTAACCGTAGCCTGGGTACCGCGGACCTGTTGAGTACAGTGTACAGAATAGACGAGCTCGAAGGCGCTAACGTCAACGTGCGAGTTGATGGAGAGGAAGTGGTGGGACGCACTATCTTGTTCCTTTCCGAGGAATCTGAAAACGCACCTTTCATCTACCAAGCAAGCAACGTATCAGGAAACATTGCACTTACCAGAGTGCCTGACGTCAGCAATCCAAGTGGCTCGCAGGACGGAGACTTTGACTTTGTGCCATTAACAGCACAGACTGGTGATGTTGTGCAGATAGAACTTGGCTCAGAAGGATCTGGGTTGGAGTATGCTTGGAACGGCAACGAGTGGATTGTGCCTCAGATCAAAGATCAGTTTAACAAAGCACCATTGTTTCAGCTATACGATACAAACGGTGTGGCACTGGATGATCCAGCAGTATATCCAGACAGTACATTTGCCGGTAACAAGATATTCGGATATGCCACCCAAGCAACTGGTGACCAAACCATTGTGTCTGCAACACCAGACAGTGTGCTAGGCTTCCCTCTTGTATTCCGTCAGTTTAAGTCTAGTTCAGAAATTGTGTTTGAGAATTTCCAAGATACTCATCGCTATGAGTTCACAGCATTTGGTGCAGAAACTGCCACGGATATAAACGGCTACCACTACTACAAATTGAACAATCAGTTTGTGGGCGTGTGGCGCATCATCGACCAACCAACTCAACAACGTATCCGTTCAGTATATGACATCACACAAAACGATGTAGACCAAGAACGCAAGAGCTTCTTTATTGGAGGCTTCCCCAAGTTGGATGCAGACAACCCAAGTGGTTATGACATTGTGGTGTCTGTTAACGGACAACCACGAACAGATTTTGGTTACGGTGTTACAGTACGAGCGTTTATTGACTTCAATGAAGCCACATTGCAAGCAGGTGACATCCTGGAAATTGACATCACCGCCACAAGTGGTTTGCTTTCACTGAGCAGCGTGAGCAAGTTTGACTTGCCCATAGGCTGGACACATAATCAGACCAAGCAAGACATCACCACAATTTCAGAGCCAGAGTACTTACAGCACTTTGTGAACTACATGCAGGAGCAAGATGGATTTGAAGGTGACCCACTGCGCATCAACAACTATCCAGACACTGCGCGCGACCCAGCATTTGCTCAAGACATTGTGCGCACCAACCAAGACATTTTGTTGGGTGCGTTCTTGTTGGATGATCAACCACACAACCTGATTGATGCTTTGCGCTTCTGTGAGATTGAGTACACCAAGTACCGTAATCGTGTGCGTAGCGAAATCAACAGCTACTACGAGCGTGGCTATGAGTTAGGTCAAACCAACGAGCAGATGCTAGAGACAGTGTTGCGTAGTGTTATTAGTTTCAAGTTGAGCAAGAATGCATTCAACCGAACTTACATTATTCCTTTTGGTGACATCTTCACACAAGAAGATTTCACTGTGGCATTAAACCAGACACAGTTTACACTGGAACGCTATGTGGATCTTAACCAGCTGGAAAACAGCATACTTGTTTACAATGCTGGAAAATTGTTGATCCCAGATGTTGATTACAATATTGTGGACAACAACCCCATAACAATTGAAACCACAATGCAGTACGAAATTGCGTCTACTATAACTGTGAAGATTTACGATACACAGCGCGACAGTGCACAATGTCCGCCTACTCCTAGCACAATGGGTCTGTACCCGCTATTTGCTCCAGAGATTGTCACAGATACCTCGTACAGAACACCGATTGACGTGATTGTGGGTCACGATGGATCACGCACACCTCTTGTGGGAGACTTGCGTGACGATTTATTGCTAGAATTTGAGAAGCGCATCTACAGCGCCGCCAAGCGAGAGTTCCGCAACGCCAACAGCTTGCCAGAATACAACCTGACTGCTATTCGCAATGGTGCATTCCGCAGAACAGGCTATCGTCTGAACGAGCTGGAAAACATGCTGCGTCACAACTTTGCCAAGTGGGTGAGTGTAAACGGCGTTGATCCTGTAGTAAACGAATTTTACGACGAGAATGATCCTCTCACCTGGAACTACAACCCAGGTAGCGATCTACCAAGTCACTGGAAGGGTGTGTACATGTACTACTATGACACCATCCGTCCTCACACCAACCCATGGGAAATGCTAGGCTTTACTGAGAAGCCTGTCTGGTGGGATGATGAGTATTCACTGTTTGACACCGATGTAATTGGTCGCCTGACTCCGCGATTGGGTGTGTACACCCCAGAGAACACCAGAATGTGGGATGACCTGGAACAGGGTATAATACGACAAGGTCCACGTGAAAACTTTACAGACAATCGCTACATGCTGGACAACCCATTTCGTCGCGAAGGTCTCAGCAAAGTTATTCCTGTAAACGATGCAGGCGAACTTATTGCGCCACGTGACTTGTTTAACACTGGTGCTACATCAATTGAGCGTCGTTGGACTAACACACGCAGTGGCAATGATCTAGTAGCGAACAGTTTCCTAACTGTGAACGGAGTACAAACATCGTTTGATGTCAACAACACATATGTGGTTGGACGAGCTATTGTAAATCATCCGTTAGATCTGCCGTTTACTCCTAGTGACATAAACTATCAAACCTACCGTGGCGAGCGCATTGAAGAAGTTGCGGTTAGCTATGCTATCCCCAGAGTGGATTTACAAAGCAATGCCGACCCAGGCATGATGTCTGTAAGCAACTCGGCAGCAGTCATGGTAAATGGTATTCCTCTGGACAGCCAAACAAATGGTACCAGCTGGAGAGACCAGGGCGAGTGGGAATACGATGCTTACGTTAAGGAAGGCGATGCAACTGTGAGTTCAGGCTTGCTACACTACAATGTAGTGTTGCCATGGGTACTTGAACTGGACACATGGGATACAGCCAATCACTCACCTATTGTGGGATGGAGCTTTGATGGCTTCCCAATCTACGGACCTTACGGATACACAGAATACGACGGTAACGGTGCTGTACTAGATGCTAACATTACTAGCATACAAAGCTCATTTACTTTGCGCACTGGCACACGCACAAGCGGTCCAGGCGGAGCATACACTGGCGTATTTGTTCAAGACTACGCATACGATGCCAACATAGCAGCGCAACCAGCTCACACCAATAACTTTAACATGCGTTACGGTGTGACACCTGACTCGGGTGGTCAACCCATACACTTCTATGTGGCCACTATTGATCAGAACGGCGACCCCATGTTCCCTTACGCAGTGGGCGGTACAGCAGACGACACTGATGGTGCAGTGTTTGCTGGACAGTACTACGGACAGCCAGCCCCAATAGATGAGCTTGCAGAGATCATCATCTTGGATCAAGGCGGTCTGTACAGTGCTAACAGCTTTGTGGAAATCACAGGCGATGGCACAGGTGCCACAGCTGACCTGGTTCTAAACGAGCTGGGTGAGATCGTAGACGTACCACTAACAAATCGCGGACGCAACTATACACGAGCAGAAGCTCGTGTGATTGATCCTGATGGAACAGGTGTGCGTGAGAAATTGCTGGTGCGCATTGATACTCAAGACAGCAGCATCAATAACAGTTTTGTAAATGCTGATGCCACAGCAGCCATTGTGAGCACAGATGAGATTGTGCAGTCTGTAACAGGTGGTGTTGCAGTGGACTGGCAGTTTGGTGATTATGCTCCTGTAGAGCAAGTGTGGCGTACAAGTGAAGCTTACCCTTTTGCTGTGGCAGAAGCATTGCTACTAGCCAAGCCAGGACGCTTTGCCACAATTTTTAGTGATCCCACACGACTATATCGTCCTGTGGTGGACAAGCGCCGTCTGTTGAACCGCGATACCAATCGTGCGTGGCAGTTTGGTGATCCTGATCAATTTACTGTGCATGGTGATATAAACGATGCTGGTCAGTTCTTGACCAACGTGGGATACACACAGTTTATCAACAGCTGGTTGGAATTCCAAGGACTGAAAACTGACGACGTGTTCGTGCCACAACTGCGCACATTGAACATGAAGCTGGCGCATCGCATGAGTGGCTTTATTGACAAAGACACATTGGTTGCTCGAACTGATCAATACAGCACAACAGGTACAGCAAGCAGCCTGATCATCCCTCAGGAAAATATTGGCGCTACTATACATGTGTCTCCTTATAAGTCACGTAACTATTACACTGGTGTGATAATTGAAAGAGCACAAGGTGGATACATTGTGCGTGGTTACGACAGCACACTGGGATACTTTAATGTGGCTGAGAGCGACACACGCGGACCCAGAGAGTCTGTGACTGTGGGCGGTGATCCAGCAGCGTTTGTTGAATGGCAAGCCAACAAGACATACAAGCGCGGCACTATCGTGCAGCACATTGGTAACTTTTATCAAGCACCAGTGAGCATTACAAGTGGTGACCAGTTTGACCGTGGATTGTGGACCAGACTACCCAGCCTGCCTCAGTTGAATGCAGCGCGTGGTGTTCTGTACCAACGCGGTACAGGCACCATTAACACAGTTGAGTACGAGACATTCTTTGACAGCGAACAGGCTGTATACAACTTCCTAGTTGAGCTTGGGCGTTACCAAGAGCTAGTAGGCTATGACTTCGGTGAGTTTGATAGCAGCATTAACGCAGTGCGCAACTGGGCATATGCAGCCAAGCAATTCCTTTTCTGGACAACAGGCAAGTGGGAAATTGGCAACACATTGAGCCTGAGTCCTCTAGCACCCAGAGTGCGCTTTAAAGCAGAGCAAGGATTCATTGCCAAGATCAACCGCAGCGACCGCGAGCAGTTTTGTATTGTGGATCAGAACGGTGCAGTAGTTGATCCTGTGGACTGTGAGATTGTTCGCGAAGACGATTTCATTGAGATCGCGCCACTTGATCCCAACGTACAAATATTTGGAACCATGTTGTTCGTCAAAGAGATTGAACACGTATTGAGCTTTGATGATGTAACTATTTTTAACGACTTGATTTATAACCCAGTAATCAACCAGCGCCAGGATCGCATCAAGCTTCGAGGACAGCGCACTAGCGATTGGAAAGGACGGTTTAGTAGCAAAGGCTTCATTATTGATGATGACGAGCTTCTGCCCAACCTGGACAATCTGGCAGAGAGCCTGGGACGCTATCACGAGTTTGGATTTATTCCTGTACAGCGTGATTTGTATGACTCAGCTCGCGCCATGTTTGGTTTCCAAGAGCGCGATTACTTGCGTGAACTGGATTTACTAGACGACGAGCAAGTGGAGTTTTACCGTGGCTTGATACAGAACAAAGGTACAAGTGCTAGCTTGAGCAAGATTGCTCGCAGCGACTTTGTTGCTGACGGTAACATCACAGTGTTTGACGAGTGGGCACTCAAGATTGGTGACTTTGGTGATACAGAGAATAACCAGAGCATTGAAATAGCTTTGGACCCAAGTGAGTTCACACAGAATCCACAACTGTTTACTCTGGCTTTCCCAGCTGATACAACGGAAGTTGTTGAACGCATTGAAGTACTGGACGCACGTTTTACATACCTGCAAACTCCAGAAATCGAAATTGGACCACCCATGCTGGGAGGCATTCAAGCCACGGCAGTAGCAACACTGGGCGCAGACAATCGTCTGGAAAAGATCACTGTAACCAACCCAGGTAGCAACTACGATTCCAATGTACTTGCGCAGGTTGTGATAGCCAACGTGTTACTCAACAACAATGACATCACATTGCAGCGAGCAGTAGCAACTCGACTGCCAGGATATATCACACTGGACTCGGCTAACATAGAGTTCACTTTGACTGATAACATCAGCAACGTGACCACCATATTTGATATTGGTGTGCAAGGCAATGCAACTATAATTACTCCAGAGCAGATTGAAAATGCAGTTGGATCAGCAAACGGCGACATGGTTGCACAGCTAATAGCCACACACGGTGTGGATGGCAATGCAAATGCAGTTGGATATAGTGTTATCCTTTCAGGCAGTGACTTCACACTGGTAGACGGCATTAACCTGGGTCTGGTGGATGGAACTTATCAACCACAGCAGCGTTTTGGATTGTTTACCACTGTTGAGCAACTGGCTATACAAGATGCAGCGAATGTTGCAAACATAACAGTGAGCGTAGATGGCGAATTTATCACAGACTACACTTACAATCCAGGCCAGGTAATAGAGGCTGCTGACCTAGTGACCGATCAAGGCACAACATTGTTGCCTGATCTGGATGCTGATATTTCATACCCACGCAGTGTTCCTACAACATTGGGCAACGGTGATGTGGTATACAATATTGCCAACACCTCAGCCACGTTTAACTTTGCAAGCACTAACTTGGATGCCAACAACATTAACCAAGCGGCAGTGGATATGTTCGGCCGTTATCGCTTTGTGGAAGTGTACATAAACGATGTGCGTGTACAAAACACAGCGGATACGTTTAACTGGTTTGACACTGACGGTAACGCCAATACATCTGGAACAAGCTGGAGCAATGTGAGCGGTGAGATATTTACGCTAACACAAAACTCAATCACCTTCAATGACATTACGCAACTGCCACGTGAAGCACTGACTGTCAAGTATAATCCTCCTCTAGATGCAAACGTGGACACCACTGATCGTGAATTGTTCTACGCAATAGATGCTAACACTAATATACGCATTGTGGAAACTGCAACCGTGCAGTTTGCTGATGACTTCCAAGGCGACTTGCCAGGCACCAATGTCCAGATACGTGTGACCTCTCAAGAAGGCATAACAGCACGTTTGGGAACAGTGAGAACATTTGAAATTACTCCAGATGTTTCAGGAGATGATGTCATTATTGTTGACATTGACGACCCAGATACATTTATCAAGCGTCCAACCGGAATACGGGGAAGCCAGTTGTGGCCCACGTTTAGTGAAGGTGTCGATGCAAGTGGTGTAACTGATCAACGTTACCCCACAGTTCGCAATGCTGGATATGTAAACCCCAGCAACGTAAACTTCCAGGCATTTGACCTGGCAAGCTTGCCTGATTTGTATGATCAGGAAGTGTTAATCAAACCAAGTGAAGGTGATCTGATTCATATTGCTCGCGCAGAGCGTGACGACTGGAACGTGTACAAACTAACAGATATTGGTTCCAGCCAAAATTTCCTGTACCGCAATAATCAAGGCCAGGTTAACTTGTATACAGACCGCAGCTTGTTTGACTTCTTGGACACTAACCAGATTGGTGAGCCAGGAACTGGGCGTTACTTGGATTACTTCCTGAGTCTTAAAACGGATCGTGTTAGCGACCAGGTTGTGTTGTGGACAAACGAAGATATTGTAAACAGCACACAACTTGAGCTAGCAGACATTGAAGCTCCTCGCATGACAGAAGCTCGTATTGCCAGCATTGAGCCTGCGGCAGTAGTGACTATTTCAAATGTTGAACCGGTGTATGGTGACGCACTAACTGGTTTATCTCTGCGCACAAGCGAACTGTTCCTTAACGACACTGTGCTTGTAACTGGTGTTAGCACTGGTGCGCTGGCTGAAGGTGACGCAGTACAACTATTGGACAACGTGGGCACAAGCTTTACTTACACCACAGCATATACTGCGGCAGCAGGCACCATGACACTGGTGCCTGGACAAGTAACTAGCATTAACGTTACAAACGCAGGAACAGGATATACATCACCACCTAACGTAACAGTGGGTGCAAGCCCCAATGCAGCATTTACAGCAACGGCTGAAGCAGTCCTTAATGCTGACGGCAATGTGACACAAATTAACTTGACATATGCAGGCGGTGGTTATGCTTCTGCTCCCACAGTTACCATAGAGCCAGCTGTAGGCGCCAACACAATTTCTGCAACTGCGACAGCAGAGTTTGACGCTAGTATCACAGAGGTAAACGAAGTGTTTACTGAGTTTGGTGCTGGTAACATTCTGGTAACACTTGATGGACAAGTAGATCCAGAGCTGCTGACCAGAGCTGAAGCAAACAATGCTAATTTGTCTGTGGCAGAGCGCCAAGTGATAAGTGACATCAACAACATAACCAACCGTGCTTACTTCGTTGACTCAGTTAACGTGGGTACTGGTGAAATACAGATTTCCAACCCAGTGTTTGATGCAAACTTGGCAGGGAACTTGGTTAACACCACATACACCGTGGTGCAGTATGCTGACTATACACCAGATGATGGCAACATATACTACATTGCACGAAATGTCACAGGCAACAGCTTTGAGATACAGCGACCCAATACTGTTCCAGCAGATGGTGTTAGTGCAAGAATATTGAACAAGACCAGAGTTATATCACCTGGTCACGACCTAACTGGTGGCGATATTGTGCGCATCAGAACAAACGGAATTGCTGGCACATACACAGTTGAAAGTGCGAATGTGGATAGCTTCGTGATTGACTCGCCATACACCTTTGGATTTACTGATGGTGTTGTACTCAAGAAAGGCATCAAGATTAACACTGTAGGCGAGCACGGCATTACGCAAGCCTACGCTGACTTCGGCAAGCGAATCTCCACACACTTTATCACTCCTCGCTTCTATAACAAAGTGTACTCAATTGATCGAATCACGCCCACCGCGATATTCATGGACAACGTGTGGCCATTTGATGAGCGCACATACAAGTTTTACGAAGAGAAAACAGCATACCTGAATGTTAGCAATGTTTACGATCCAGGCAACGTGACTCTAGCCAACGCAACCAATGTAATTGAATTGCATGACGACTACCGACTGACTGACAAGATTGCTTTCTACAACAGCAACGCACAGATTGTGAATCCAGGTGCCATCACCATGGAAGGTGCTAACTACGCAGTGTTTGATTCCAGCGCACTAAACAGTGACGGTAATATCAGTGTCAAAGTAACCATTATGCGACAGGTTATCCGTAACAATTACCGTTACCCTGTGCTTACCACAGTGGACCACAACAAGGTTAACCTGAACGGTACAACTGTAGCACTGGACGGATTCAACAACCTGGAAGGCATGGCAACAAGCTTGAACCGCCAGATTGATTTGCGCCGCTCATTCATCAAGACAGACCAGAGCGATTTTGGATTGCGCTTTGCCATGCTCAACGACCCCAGAGCCAAGATTGCTCGTGCAGGTTCAAACGGACAACCACAGTCAGCAGCACAGCTAGGTAACTATGGACCTTACATACGTGATCCTGACGTTATTAACGCACTGAGCAATAACCAGCTACCAGTAATTGGAACTCTGGACATTGCCAACAGTGATGAGAAGAGAGTGGACCCAGAGTTCAACAAAGGTCCCAAGCTAGTGGGCCCAGTGTTTGGTCTTGTTTACTTTGATCAGCGCACACAAACAGAATTCCGTTGGGACCCAACAGTACAAAACTACAAGCCAATCCGCAGAGCGGGTGGCGGCACAGAGCTTTTGGAATCAGCAGGCGTGGAAGCAGTACTACCACCAGAGAGTCATGTTGACAGTGCCGTAGTGGAAACAGCTGATGGATTCGTAAATCAAAATCCAGAACTTATCCTGATTCGTGTACCAGGCAATGGTGCTGCTAACAGAAACTTCCTGCCAGGACTACAGCAACGTGATTATAGCATGACGTTGGAAGTTACTTTCCAAACAGCGGGCGATGATGTAACTTTGCCAGCATATCGCTTGATGCCCAACCCCAACATGGTGTACAAGATTTATCAGGCAGTACAGAACGATAACCTGGACATTTACTACAACCTAGTGGACGTTAGCAATCCGCCCAACGAGCCACATGACTTTTATCAGACAGTGAATGCGTTCAGCGACTTCTTGGATTACCCAACAAGCGACTTTTACTATCAGAATGATATTGAAATCTTTACTGACGTACAAAACAGAATCACCAACACGAACGATCCAATTCGCGTACAGAACACTGGACGAACAGTTGAGTTACCTCCTGTTGAGCCAGCAGCATTCTTGGGCAAGCAGTTGGTTCCAGAACCATTTGCTGTAGAGCTAGGCAATGGATCCAACGCTATTGGTAACTTCGTGGGACTGCCACCACTTACTGTGGAATCAAGTCAGGCAGGACGTCAAGCACAAGTTACAACAACTGAGGCTGGGTACAATAACTTCTTTATGTGGACTGCTGGGCTGGAGCCAGGGCAATGGGCACCTACTTCCAATGGCCCAGGCACACTGCCAGGATCACAAGGCAATCCAGCAGCATTTGGATTTGGTCGCGGCTACTACTTAGCAAATGACAACCACTTGTTGCCAAATGATTATCCTGTTACAGGTGCTATTACACCTTACGATGCCCTCAAGCCACGCTTCCTGTACAACAGAGCGTTCAGTGTATTCCCTGGTGTGAGCAACACTGCTAACAGCTTCTTCTTGGATCAAGATGGCAACCAAGTTACTGACCAGGCTGCTATTTCAGCTGGACTGGAAAATGGCACAATAACTGAAACCACGGTGTTGCCAGACTATATTGATCCAACTGACGAGAACGCAGACATTGAAGGGCTACGCCCAGAAGAAATTTTTGTAGCGTGTTTCTGGAGTGAGCCATTCACATACCGTAACCAGTTGACTGGATTCAACTTCAGCAATCTGGACTCTAATGGAACACCTGAGCCTATTGTGGAAGACTACCTCGGCACAGTGGTTCGGGTCAAGTACATTCGCTTAACTGAATTACCACCCAATGCTGTTACACGGCGTATCATTCCTGACACTGGTTGGGGTGGTAAAGAGTGGAGAAATATCCGAGTTGATGACATCAACTTTAACGCTGGCCCAGCACAAGACATCTGGAACATATTTGAAGCAGTTAATGTTAATAGTGGCAGTACTGGTGACCCAGATGAAGGTGCAATCGGTATTGGCACATCAATTCCAGGACAAGGTGGCGGCGGAGCCGGCAACACGTTCGGTAATCCTGTGCCTCCTACACTTTCACTTGGTGGAGCACCTCTCAGCAACAATCCTTTTGTTAACCCAATTGGTGAGTTCATTGAAGGACCACGCAACGTTGAAACCATCCCTGTAACACAAGTGGGTCCAGTGCTCAACGCAGAGGCACTGGAAGGATTACCTGGGCCGTGTCAGCCATTGCCTGATCCAATTTTGGGAAGCGCCGATACAGGTACTGGTACATGTTTGACTGATCCATCTCGCGCTGTCACTGAAGGATTCACCAGAAGCGGATTGGATATTGTGCCTGGTACATCTGATCGTGTTAGATACATCACACGCAAAGTAACTGGAGAATTTAATCTACGTGCGTTCTTTAAATCAATTGACGTGCCTGATGGTATAGGTGTTTCGATTTACCTCAGCCCTAGTGAGTTTGACCCTACTGATGTAGCAGGTTGGACCGACACCGCTTTGCCACGTATCAGCACAATCTCAAGTGGTGGTGTTGCAGGAGCACGTGACGGTAGCCAGATTTCACAATACGGCATTGCACCAATTTCCGGAACACTTCGCCGTGATGGTAACGTGGATAGATTGCTGGATGTAACAGATGCTAGCTTAACAGATAGCGCGTTCAATATTGGTACACCGGTAACAGGTGAAAATATACCAGTATTCACACCAGAAGACATTCTGGGTGTTCAGGGTGTTGGTTTCTTGCAAACGCAAGTTAGCTGTCTTGATGGTCCTTGGTTTACTGTTTTGATCAAGGAAAATGACGTATCAGCAAATGCTCCTGAATGGCGTTTGGCTTTGGAATATCGAGATTCGCGTCCAGGAAGCGGAAACGAAAACGCAGTTACATGTACACCAGAAGAACAGAATTCACCAAGCGCCGCATTCTTTGCTGGCGCACAACTTCGCGAGTGGGTGGGCAATAATAATAATGCTTACTTTGGACAAGCTACTGCTGATGAAGAATCTGTCAAGATTGTGGACAACATATGGTTCCCATACAACGCTTTGGGCCGCCAACTTCAAAGACTGCAGAACACCAGAGCATTGCCAACCAGATATACTGACGGCGATATTGATAATTCTGATCCCAACCGCACAGCAAGTGGCACAGGAGTCACACTAAACCGCGAACTCAGTGTAACAGACTTTGAACGCTGGCAGTTCCCCGCCGGCAAGTTCAGCACGATTGAATTAAAAGGTTATTTCCGTGCACCATATACTGGGACGTATACGTTTACGGCTGAAGCAGAAGATGGTTTGTGGATGTGGATATCAAGTGAAAGAGAATCAAGCGAAGTAGACAATCCTGATTTTGAGGACGAAGGCCGTAGAGGCAAGAGTGACCTTAGTAATGATGAATATTTCAAGGATGATGGATTGCCACCTGGCGGCTTCCCTAGATTCAAGCAAGATTACATCCCCAGCAAACGATACCACCGTGACAACGCTGTGCTACGTGTGGGCGGACGTACAACTGGTCGTGTCGCAGTAAGTGATCTCCCTGGTGCGCAATCATTCCCTGTGTTTCTAGAGCAGGGAGAATATTACTTTGTTCGCGTTATTGCAGGCAACTATAGTACTGGTGCAAACGATAGAGGTACTATAGACAGATTCAGATGGACTTGTAAAGCCGGCACCTCTCCAGATTATTCAGGAGAATCTAGTGGCCGAACATACCGAGAAGCCATGAGATTCAGCGGCAGAACATGTCTTGACACTGACGGTGCAGCTGGCGGTACAAGCAGTCTTGGAAGTGGTGGTAACGGTGTAAGTGACGAAATTTTGGGGTCAACAACTGCTGGATGTGGCACACCAGGTGTTACATGTAAAGACCCTATCCAAGAAATAAAAGCTTCAGGGGCCACAACTGACGATATTGTGGCCAATGGATCTGAGATTACGGCGGGATGGTTTGTTATCCCCAATAATGGAAAGCACACATCTTTCAGCATTAACTACGCCCCGCAAACAGGAACAAACGGAAACTTTACTCGGGAAGTCAGAAGATGGATTTCAACCGAAGCTGGTGGAACTCCGATTGGCGGTGTAGGTTCAGCCTATGATAGAACTACTCAAACGTCTGGCGGTGCAACAATTCAAGAACGGTACGCTATTCAGGGTGAGCCCAACCCACAAAATCTTCCGGTTCTTGAGCGCAATCGAGTTTACTTTGAAAACTACCAGGTTATCAGATACATTAACACAAGTGAAACTTCAGCCGAACGCCGACGCACAGTAACAGGAAACGGGCAGGACAGTGCGGTTTCAACTGCGCCACCTGCGCAGCCACAACAACCAAGACAGCCTGATCCTCGACGTCAAGCACTCATTGACTGTGCTGATCGAGCGGGTGTGGGAATATTGTGGGCTGGTGTACGGCCACCACAAGCATATATCGATTGCTATGTTAGTGCATACGGCACCTGCCCTCCGCAAACACCTTGTGATCTTTCAAGTCCTGCGGCTGCACCTGAGACACCCAACTTCAACCCTGCTACCCCACCAGAAGCATCACCTCCTAGCCTGGATACTGGAAATGGCGGCGGCTTGAGCTTGGGTGGTGCACCAGATAATTTTGAGCCAGGATCAAATCCTGGCAACCAACCAGCTAATCCTCCCACGAACAATCCAATTGTGGAAGATACAACAGGTGGTGGAAATTTCAACTTTAGTGACCTTGGATTGACTGATATCGATCTGGGATTTGTTCGAGGGTTTAACGCTTTTGGTCAAGCTAGTAGACAGCGTTTGAACTACAGTGGCTACAGCCAGAACTTGCTAACAGGATACAACTTCTATCCACAGAGCTTTAAAGTTGAGCCTCGCAAAATATCACGTCCAGAGCAATTTGGCTACAGCCAGAATGTGCAACCAGGACGTTTTGTTAGCGCAACCAATCAAGTTATTAGTGGAGGTGGCAGTGTACCACTTGCAGAGCAACTGCGTCCAATATCTGGGAGACGTTCACTCAGCAACACACCCATAGTTGATGAGCCATGGGCTGGAAACTTGCAAGGTGCAAATGCACTCAATCAGACTGTGCGCTTCCAGCCACGCCGTGTTGGTTCGGTATTCAACGCAGATGGTGTTGCCATAAACAACAGCAACGTAACTCGACGACAGATTAGTGCTAATAGCATTACTGAGCCAGCGTTCCAAGAGCCAGGTATACAGACACCGGGGGGTGATAATCCTGTAAATCCTCCAGGAGATAACGGAACAGCATTTGAACCACCAGAGTTTACCCGCTTTGATCGTGAGACCATACGTTTCAACCGCACACCATATATTGACATTACACCTAAAACGTTTGATTCAAATGGTGTGTTGGTTGCCGCTGGTCCAACAGCACGAGCATACATACGACAGCCTACACCTAGTGTGACACTCAACCAGGCAGATTTGATCGGCATTGCGCCCAACAGCGAGATAATCCTGAATGGCCGTCGTATCACAGTGCGTGGGAGAAGTTTTGAGGATATCAAAACTCAAGTTAACTGTAGCAACTTGGGCATCCGTGCCATACTGAACACTGCGCAAACAGGACAGACATTGACGTTGAGTAGCTGTGACGGCAAGCCGTGGAGAGCAGCAGAAGGTTGTGCTGGCGGACGATACAAGCAAGTGGGTGATTTCCACATTAACCGTGGATTTGAACAGGCTGTTAACACAACTGAAGGAGTTACGCAGCAGTATGTGTTTGATCCTGCTGGTATCGGCACCGGCGAGGGTGCCCCAGTAACACTTCCGCGTTATGTAGCAATTGATGATCAACTAGGACAGGCAGTTTTTGATCCAAGTGTTGATAATCCTAATAATTTACTAGATCTTACTGGTACTGATAATGATAATCCACGTGCTCGAGTAACTTTGAATGTTCCTTCTATTGCGCCAGTATACAGCAATACCAGAACAACGTCAAGCACAACTGGTGGTAGTAACTATCGTATTGGTGACAGATTACGCTTGTTGGGCGGTACACCTGTAGAGAATACCAAAGGACCACTAACCAAGATTTGCATTGACAGTGCAGGTTCAGGATACACCAATCCCGCTAACATCACAATAGTAATAAACGGCGACGGAAACAATCCAGGTATTGGCGCAAGTGCAGTGGTAACAGAACTCGACATAAACGGCGGTATTGCTGGTATTGAAATGACCAACACTGGCGCTGGCTTTGATTTTGATCGCCCACCCACAGTGGAAATTGTGGACCGTAGCCCACCACGCATTGTACCCATCCAGATTAGTGCAGCGTGGCCCGAGAAGGTTGATGTAGCGGCGGGACAGACAGTACAGGTATCATTTGAAAGTTCGGAAATAGATGCAAGTGGCAACCCAGGAAGTCAGCGCACAAGACGTTCACGATTCCTGCGCGCGACTGCGCCAGTAAAGTTTAGTGATGCAAGTCGTGAAACTGAAACGGCTGTGGCAAACACCAACATTGCATGGGTTGATCCAGCGAATGTATCTGGTATAAACACACCTCTGGTGGAAATACAAGTTGATACTACCGCCAGTGGACCACTTAATGGTTGGATACGTCCCAACAGCTTTGTGGAGATTGACTTTACGCCAGTTGGAGGAACACAACAAACTGCCTTGTTCTGGATACCACAGCCAGGCGAAAACGACCCAACCATCTTCGATAACAAGTTTTACATTGAAAACTCTAATTTTACAAGTGTAGACAATGTAGCAAATCTCTTTGGTGGCGATGTTGAAATCACCGTTAGAGCAAGAGCTCCATGGTGGGATACTTATGTGCTGGGTGAAAGCAGCGGCAGAGCCAGCCTGGTAGACACTGTTGACCCCAGCATACAGAAAGTGCCAGCAGAGTTGAGTGCCAAGATTGCTCTTAACCCCAACCCCAACTTAAACGGTGATCCACAAGACCTGACATCAGATGATGTTTTTGCTGATGGCTATGAGAGCTTTGCGGGTCCATTGCGTGTTGCCAAGTTTATTGTTACTGACGTGGATTCAAAAGGAGCCATCACCAGTTTGCGAGTTATCGACAGAGGCTTGTACAAGGTGTTCCCAAGTGACTTGACATTTGGTATCCCACTAGAGTACGACTATGCTAATTCAGGTACAGGCTTGGTCAATCCAAGATCGGGTACAATAACTGATTCCCAGCGCAACAAGATACTGGGTGTAGGTGACCCCACACAAGACGGTAATGCGCCGTACGGCACCAGAGAAAATACGCAGTATGGAGTACCTCCATTCCGTGCAGAAGGTGAAGCTGAATCTGATCCTACATCATTCAAACACCCAGATTGGAAGCCATATCCTGAGTTTTACTGGAACGGTAGTAACTTTGTGCCTTACACCGGCAGCCCGGGTGCATACGATCCCAGCACATATACCATCATTAACACGACTGCTGGTACAGAGAATCCTGAGATTGCCAATCAACGCGGCTTCCTGGTGCAAAAGAGTTACGAACCAGACTTTGATCCACAGAGTGGAACATTTGGGCGCATCCGTGAGCCAAGACAAACTCCAGGCGGTACTGGTGCACGACTGTTTATTACAGCACAAGAAGTTCCTGACTGTAGTGAGCGAGGCACAGCAAAAGAAGCCTTGGGCATACCCGATCAGGTTTTGGATGTTAATGCACCACAGAGTTTGATTGGAGATTTGAACAACGCGCTGTCAGCAGTGGGTTACGCACCAGACGATGTTGGATTCACTGTGACTCCAGTTGGTGGCGTGAGTGTGATTGATCTGGAAACAGCCTTCCCAGCAGTTAACTTGGATGGCACACCTGGCTTCTTGGAAGCACTGGGGTTACCAGTTGGTGACTACAACGTTGGTGGGCTGTGTATTCAAGGTGTACTCAATGATGTGGTTCGTACTGAAGCGCAAGCGGAAGAAACTGTCAACAGAATATTTGATGAGAATCCTGACTTGGGTGTTATTGACGAGCGCCGTGTAGCAGAGATTACTGGACGTCCTCTGGAGTCATTGCCTCCAACACGTATATTGAGTTTGCTATGTGTGGAAAATATCATAAGCGACAACAACAGTATATTTGGTGATAGCATCGTGCGCCCAGTGCGTGAACTATTCAAATACGACATCACCAACGTGTTTGGTGAGCAAGTGAGCTTGAACACTGACGCCAAGAAAGAGATCACTCCAGTAACAGTATTTGAAAGCCGCCGCTTCAACGCTAACAATCCTGTGCCAGAAGCAGGTGTTGATGGCAAGGCCTGGATTGACGATTATCAAAATCAAGGCTGGGCATATTTGCACAACGGTGAAGTACGTCGACGTCAGCAGCCTCTGGTGGACACCGAGTTTGTTTACGAGAGTTTGGTTTACGATGCTGAAACAGGCGAACGTGTGCGAAACCTGACCATGTGGGACCCATTCAAGGGAATCTTGCCTGGCTTTGTTCGCAATGAAATAGACTTCATCAGTGATGAAGATCCTGTGAGCTACAACGAGTCACGCACCAACTTCGGACGCAACAACATCGGAAAAGTGTGGTGGGATACCAGCACAGTGAGATACAACTGGTACGAGCAAGGCAGTAACAGTGAGCGAGCACAAAACTGGGGCAGATCATTCCCAGGTAGTTCAATCACGGTGTGTGAGTGGGTCGAGAGTAAGAGCCGTCCTGAAAATTGGAACGGTAATGGCGCACCACGATGGCTGAACCGCTTCATAACAGAGCGTCACCAGGACCCAGTTTCTGGACAATACGAACTGTACTACTACTATTGGGTGCAGAACCGCAGTGTTGTAGATGACAGAATCAAGCGCGACATGGGCCGTGAGTTAGACACTCAGACTGTAGCGCGATACATTGCCAACCCAGTGGGTTATGGTTTGGAAATGGCAGCATACGTGAGCGCTGATAGCTACTTGCTTTACAACACTCGTGAGCTGCTTAACGATGCGGACACCAACCTGCAAATACGCTTTAGTCGTAACATGAACACAAACGGCATTGATCACACAGCATGGCAGTTGGTGCGTGAAGGCGATGACGCTAGCAGCATACCTGACATTTTGGGTGACAAACTGATTGACAGTCTGTCTGGTGAAAATGCAATTGGACAAATTGTTCCTGATGCTACACTGAGCGATGTAGAGAAGTTAGGCACAAGCTTCCGTCCACGCCAAACTATGTTCGCTGATGTTAAACAGGCGCGCCGTGTGATGGCAAGCTTCATCAACGAAGTGCTAGCTGACATCAAGCTCAACACACAATTCCCACAATGGGACGATGCACTACCAAACAACCTGCAATACATTGAGATTGTGGATTGGTATGCAGTTGACCGAGTTGATGCTAGAACCAATCGCGTGATACGCTACGATGATAGCCGCAAGCCTGTGTACAAGGTGTCTAACATTGCTGAACTAAAACAGCTAACAGACTTACCAGATGAGACTGTAGTGCAAGTACAGAGCAGTGTGACTGAACAGCCACAGCTTTGGATGTACGAAGCTAACGATGGCACTTATACGCAGATCAGCATTGCAAATGAGACAGTACGATTCCGCGACAGTGTGTTCACAGACGATTATAACATTGCCATGGCAACTGAAATCCGCGCACTGCTATCTTCATTGCGCGACAATGTGTTTGCTACCACCAGCGTGTGGAACGATTTGTTCTTCGAGATGGTCAAGTATGCATATGTTGAGCAAGGCCAGTTGAGCTGGGCGTTCAAGAGCACATACTTGTTTATTGAGAAGCAGGAACGGGACCTACAACAGTTTGCAGGCTTTAGTCCTGACAACTTTGATCGCATACTGGAGTACATGAACGAAGTCAAGCCATACAACGCCAAGATACGTGAGTACAAGGATGGCAAGACAGCAGACATCGAAGTAATTGGACAAGGTGCAATAGGTGATGCAGACAAGCCACCATACGTTGATCCTGTAAGCGGTGAGACCAGAGTACTTGACGAAAACTCAGTGGTTGATCAGCTGATACTGAGTACCAACCCAGACTATGCTGACTACTATGCAGCATTTACAGGTGATACTGGGCGTATCCGCAAGACAAATACCACTCTGGTGTTTGACAGAACCAACTGGGAGTTTACTCAGCAGGATTGGGACCGCACAAAAGTAGAAGTTGAGCGCAGCATTGCTCAGAACATTGCGAACATCACGCAGGTAGATCCACGTGCGTTTACCTACTTAGGCAAGTTCCGCACAGTACAAAGCAACGTGGAAGTGGGTAACAGCAGCATTGCAGTTGATGACGTTGAAGGCATCTACATTGGACACGAAGTTGACTTTGTGGTAGATAACGTGGATGTGGTAACAGGAAAAGTAACAAGTGTAGATGTGGGTAACAGCATTGTGCAGTTGAGCACACAGACAGCAAATGTAATCCCTGCAGGAAGCACAGTGCGATTCCACACTGATTATGTGAGAGCTATTGACCGTATCTTCAAGTATGATCCGGTTGTCCAACAGACTTTTGCGCTTGAGGTTAATCGTTACTTTGATGATGCCACAGCAAGCACCAACAACGACATAATTGGTAATGCTGACATCATGGCAGACATTGTGTTTAACAATGGACTGGACGTCACGCTTGAGCTACTGCGCCAAAAGGTTGGCGGTGGCTTCCGTGGCGTTGAGCTTGATGGTGGTATCTTTAACCAGTTCATTAACAATCAGGACTTTATTGCTAACTCGCCAACAGAGTTTAGCTATAGCATCAATCCTTATGACAGTAAGCCATTGAACACCATCACCAGCACACAGGATTACCAGGGCACGTTTACTAACCAGACACAGCTGGAGCAAGACGGTGTGATATACGATGGCTTTAGTGGAACACCGTTCCAAAAGGTGTTGTACGGTAGCAACCGTCCAGAAGAGCTTGCGCTGTTTGGACCACGTGAAAACTTGATCATGACAGTGTACACATCCAAGTACTCATATGGATCAAACAGTGAATTCGTAGCTGGCAACATTGACTTGGCTAACATTGATCTCAATAGTATTCCAGGCATACCAACAGGTATGGATGTTACGTTCCGTACACACTATACACTGTTTGGTGAAACAGATTACTGGCGTGTACAGGTTGATACTGAACTGACCAGCAACCTGAACACCTTTGACAGCATCATGGAAGTCACAACAACCATTCCGTTTGCGCCAGCAAACAATCAAGATCCTGCGTATGTGTGGGTTAACGACGAGAAGATTGGATACAACCGCAAGGAAGATGGCAAGTTTGTGCAGTTGACTCGTGGTGTTGATGGAACAACCATACAAAATCACCCAGCTGGGTCACCAGTGTGGAGCGCAGCGACTCGTGAGAGCTTTAACAACTTGAGTCCAGAGCAGAACGTGTGGCTTGATGTGGGCTCAGTGTACAGCAACAAGGATCGCTGGGACTTCTTCGATCGTTGGGACGAGATAGCCAACTTGACCATTCAAAGCAACGCCATCATCACATCTGCTAACCTGTTGGTGGGCAGTTTGCCAGAGAACTTTGTGTTTAGTGCAAATGTTGAAGACATTGCCAACGCTAACATATCGGTTGGTGAGGGTGTGTTGGTTTCAAGCACAACTGACGTTACTTTGGGCAACGTGGACGCATTGGTTACCAACGTGAACCTGGTGTCTGGAATAGTTGACTTCCAGATCTTCACTGATCCTGACGTGGCTAACGTACTGGGAATAGGCAATGCAGGCGTGGGCAACACGATTGTGATCACCACTATTAATGCGGTGGGTGAACAGCTACCTGAAGATTTCTGGGACTCTGCCACACTGCTCAGTAACACAGCCATCAGCTTGGCAGACATTGAAAACACAAACTTGAATAGTGCAACCAGCATCATGCGGTTCTTGCACAATCTGCCCAGCAGTTTCTAACGTAAAAAAAGGTGATAAATAAGCACATGGACGAAAACAAACCACAGGACGAAGATAAGATGACACCCGAAAAGCCTGACGACAACCTGGGCCTTAACATGAGTGGTCACATTGTGATCAAGGATAAGGAGACTGGCGAAGAGCTGGTCAATAAGCGCAACGCCATCCACTACGGTAACATGGCCTATATTGTAGCGCAAGCATTGAACAATCGCGCTGATGCTTTTGTGTATTACATGGCTTTTGGCAATGGTGCCACCAGTGTAGACACAGCAGGGCGTGTGGTATACAAGTCACCACGTGTGACTGAAAGCTTCGAGAGTGGTGCCAGCTTGTACAGCCGCACATACGAAAAGCGTGTGGACGCAGCCAATAACGACGACACCAGCAGAGTGGAAGTGTTTGTGGGACCCAGCTACAGCGACATCAAGGTGACATGCACCCTGAACTACGGCGAACCCACACAGGAGCAAGGAGCGCAGCCTTTTGACAGCACCACTAACAATGAAGGTCCGTATGTATTTGACGAGTTGGCATTGTTTAGTGCACCCAACCCATTGAGTGCGGGCATCGAAACCAGTACCATGCTGACACACGTTATCTTCCACCCTGTGCAAAAGAGTTTGAACAGAATCATTGAAGTCATTTATACTGTAAGAGTGCAGTTGAGCTAGGAGATAGAGAGTGCCATATGTAATAACAGATAGTGCCGGCAACCCCATAGTAATACCTGATGGTGGCTTCAACCGCGACTTGAGCATCAATCTTGTGGGCCGCAATACACAAGACTATGGTTTTGAAATTGCGCAAACACAAGTGCGGTTATTGGAAAACTTTGCCAACACCAACCCTCCGCCCCGGCCAACTGGTGGCCAGCTCTGGTTTGATACATCACGAAATGTCATAACAGTTTTTAGCGAAAGTACAAACTCTTGGCAGCCACTTGTGCCCTTGGTATCACCGGATGAGCCGGCAAGTGACTACAACCAGGTGCGTCCTGATGGCACCATGTATTACAACAGCCAAGCTGGGCGATTGTTTGTATCAAGTGATAACGATTGGGTACCAGCATTTACCTTGGGTGAAATCAGCACGGCTTATGCTGCTGAAGCTGGAGTGGGAAACCCCAGTCGCTACGGCACACGATTGCGCACAATTTTTCTTGAAGATACTAGCCTGATCCCACGCGCTGTGCTGGCGTTGACTTATGTGAATAACGGTAGCTTGCCTGGTGTTAGCAACAACAACGAAAAAATCATGGCTATCTTTAGTGGGCATGGAACTTTTACGGTTAACAACCCTGACACCAGCCAGGTTGACAACAACAATATTTCTTATATCTCTGAGCTATTGGAAGCAGGTGGTATCGGAGCAACAATACAGCCTGGCTTGAACCTGCGAAGTGATAACGGCACCAGAGTGGCATTGAGCAATGTATCTGATGTAGCCAATATTGCATTTAGTGTGGCAACAGGTAATGCAGAAAGCTTTAGCAACGTTACTCTGGCACAAGACTTGTTTAATGCCAATACAGACAGCATACCCAAGACAGCAGACAGTTTGGACTTGGGATCAGCCAACAGCATGTTTGCCAACGCATTTATCACTAACATATTTGTGGGCAACGGTGTTGACGGTAGCATCTTGCCCAATGGTAACAGCAATGTCGACATAGGCAGTGCCAACAGCTCTATCCGTAATATATTTGTTGATGATATCACAGTAGGCGGTAACATTGTCATTACTGCTCCTGATACAGATATTGGTAGTAACACCAACCCAGTTAACAACATATTCGCCAACAACATTGTTACTGAGAGCATAAGCATTGACGGCTATACCATGCCAACTGATGCTGGCAACGTGGGCGGGGCACTATTTACAGACGGTGCTGGCAACACAGCTTGGAGCACAGTTACAGAAACCATGGTGCTTGGTGGTGCTGGTCTTATAGCCAACACTGTGGTTACAGCATCAACTGGCGCCTTTCCTGCAAGTACAACTTATGATTTAGAAGTAGGTGCTGGGGTAGGTATCATAGCCAATGCATCCAATATTGAAGTAACACTGATGCCGTTTAGCACATCAGATTTATCTGAAGGCGCAAATCTTTACTATACTGATGCACGAGCCAGACTGGCTTTGTCAGCAGGTGCAGGCATTGACTATAACACTGCGAATGGTGAAATTTCTGCTAATACTGCTGATATACGCAGCTTGTTTGGTACAACAGGCGCTGGCATCGGCTATGATGCAAGCACAGGAAGATTTAGCTTGACGGGCACCAACCCATTCGGTTCTCTAGGATCGGGAGATTTTGTGCGATTAACTGGTAATGTACCTGAAACTGTCACAGGTCTCAAGACATTCCAAAATCAGTTAAGAGCCCCAGCAGGTATCAGAATGGACAACGGCAACTTCCTGTATACAGGAACCTTGGCATTTACTGGTACAAGTGGCACTGTTACTTTCTCACAAAACGGCGTGGTAACTGGTAGCGATATTGTAGCAACATCAGACGCCAGAGTCAAGACTGATTTGGTGAGAATTGAAAATGCACTAGACAAGGTAGAACAGCTCGCGGGATACACATTCAAGCGTACAGATTTGCCAGAGGATCATGCTCGCATGACTGGTTTGATTGCGCAGGACGTGGACAAGGTATTACCAGAAGCAGTGGTTGAAGCTGACGGCAAGCTTTCGGTATCATACGGCAGCATGATGGGACTGATAGTGGAAGCAATTAACGAACTGCGAGCTGAAGTACAAGAACTCAAAAAGGGTAACTAATGTCAATCGGACCAATAGAACTACCCATAACTGGTCAAAAGATTTCCGACACATTTGGTTTTCTAGCTGCTGGTTCACCATCCAACCTGAATTCATATCGTGGTGTGGAACTGCGAGACATCCGAACCAATCTGGTGAGATTTTTACCCACAAACGGTGTAATCAAGTACAGTGATTTTGAAAACCTCTATTTACCGTTCAGTTTTCCAATTCCAGAACTAACTGTGAGTGGCCCATCTGACTTGGCTCTCGTAGAAGGGCGGGTGGGTACGTTTATTATCACAGCCAACGTAGATTGGAATTTAGATCAGTGGCCAGACGGTGCTCCGTTACCAGCATCATATGTGCGCAGAGTACGTTGGGAAAAAAGTACAGATAATGGTGCCAGTTGGACACCAGTAACAACATTCCTAGGGCTCGAGAACGATGGCACCAGACAACTAATCGCAGTGGGTTCTTTGACAGATAACAATACGTTGTGGCGCGCCAACGTTAGTGTATCAACCAGAGATTCTACCGGCCTGCAAATAACAGGTGCTACACAAACTTCCAGAGCCGCCCGCCTATCAGTAAATGAGATACCGCTAGAATCACCAACTATTGATTTCCGAGGATCTCTACAAACTTTGCGTTTGGATGTTCGTCAGAATAATTTAGGTCAGCTGGTGCAAGCCGCAAGCGGCACCATGCGCCAAAGCATTAACAACGTTTTCAACTACACCACGATAACTGATGCACAAACGCCTCCAGCGCGTCGCCCCGTTAGCGCATTTGAAATTGAGTGGTCTTGGTGGCGTCGAACATCGGGGTCGGGTAATGGAACACAGATAGCAGGCGGCGTGGTAAATTCAAGTGGGCAACGAATTAGTGGAGACGTTCCGGGAGCCGCAACCAGTGTAGCTGGTGTTAGTACGGTGCAAGGCCCTGGTGTGACAGGAGGATTAGGTGGTCTGTGGTTTGATAATATAGCAAACAATGCATACGACGGAAACCAATTTCAAGCAAGAGTAACCATACGCCAAACAGCTAGTAATCCAGCAGAAGATTTGGAGGATACGGACCAAACAGCATGGTCCACTGTGACGGTGAATTTGACTCAAGATGTACCTACATTTACATCAGTTAGTGCAGCGAGTGGATCTTATACAGACCGCCTGAGCCCACTTGCTGACGGTCCCACTATCAGACTGCGAACATCCAACGCAATTGGAAAACAAGTGCGGGTGAGAGTGTTAAACGAATCTAGCCCTCAGGGCGGATTGACCAGACAGTTTGATGCAAACTTTCCACAGTTTGGACCGCAGCCCAGAGCTTTATTGCGCGGAAGCTTTGAGCATACTATATACAGCGATAACGATACTATATCGTTTACTGGATTTTCGAACAGCTTTTCTGTCGACAGGGGTAAACTTCGCGGCCTCAATAGATTCTTACCCACCAGTGAACCAGTAAGAGTTGAGCCTGTGAATCCAAGCGAGTGGAATGGTTGGACTGGAACAACGTTCAACCTGACCATCAACAATGATACTCAAAGTGCCCAATCCACCAGAACCAGCCCGCAGACAATATTTGAAGGACAATCAGTGAGTGTTGATGTACAAGCAGACGATGTAGTGAATGACAGTGCCACTTTCCGCTGGGCGTGGGCAGCAGGAACACCAATTGGAAATGGTGTTGATGATTTATTCCCTGTGGGTACTGGTAATTATCAAGTGGATTGGGCTGGCGGAGCCGCAGTATCATCCGCCGTGGGTTATCGTGGTAATTTTACTATTACATCTAACCCCAGCCCTTTAAGCTTAACAGAAGGCGACGTAGAAGAAAAAGGCAGAACCAGTATTCGTGTACTTGACCAGTTCAACAACTTCATCAATCAACATCCTGTTATAGTTAACAGATATATTGAGCCAGAACCGACTGGACCTGATTTCCCGGCTGTGCGCAGCGTGGGAACGATAGTCAACCCTTATAGAAACGCACAGGTACGAATGAATTCAAACGGTACAGCGCAAATCCGCGGATCACGACCCACTAGCACCAATGCCAACGAAGTATTTAACCAAAGATGGGCAGTAACCGATGTACCAGTAGATCTCCGATCACAACTACGTTGGAGCGCAGAACTGTTGAGTTTTAATGTAGCAAATCTGCAAGCCGGCATCACGAATCAGTATGCGAACCCAAGTCTTTGGAACCTATATACTACCCTTGATCCTTTTCCTGGAAGCACTTCTTTTCTAGTGGGACTGAATGCTCCTAGCGCCATCTTTAGCACTGCTAACCCGACTGATATTGAGGCAAACGCTAGCTGGAGAGTCACTGTCACACTTACTGGATATCCTGGTTTTAGTGAACAATTTATTGCAAGTGTGGGCTTGACCTTCCCAATACGCACTAATGTGGGTGGTGGAGGACCAGGCGATGGAGTGTTTGATTAAGATAAATAAGCAAAAGACGAGGAACACTGATGCCATATATCATAGCTAACAGCGACGGCACAATAATTTACACGGTAGCTGACAACACGGTGGACGAAACCACTTTTGATTTAGCCATGATTGGTCAGGGCGTGAGCAACTATGGTGAGTTTCAGGCACAGAACACCTTGCGTCACCTGGAAAACTTTGCTAGTGCAGCAGCACCAGATAGCCCTGTAATTGGGCAACTGTGGTACGACAAAGCAAGCGACATCATGCGTGTTTGGGATGGTGACTTGTGGAGAGCTAGCACTGGAATTGCTATTGGACCTGAGAACACACGCCCCAGAGAAAATCTAGCAGGTACCACGTTTTTTAATACCAGTAACAACAAGCTGGAAATACATGACGGCACCCGCTTCAAGGAAGCAGCATATGCTGGTGAAGTAACTAGTCGATTTAGTAGCGATTTCAATGTACAGAGCCCTACATTTTATGGCGCCCGGGTGCGCACACTGTTTCTCAAGAGCGAGGACAACCGCAGCATTCCAGTGCTGGCATTCAGCTATGTCAAATCAGGCAGCAATCCTGAGAACCGCGGTGCCACCAGAATAGGCGAGCAGTATGAGACCATCATGGGCTTGTACAGTGATGAGCAATTTTTTATACGAGACACTGGTGCAGGCGGTACAGCAACTCCAGTTGATGGTGTAATAGTAGACTTTGCACCTGAGCTACTGGCAACTGATGAAGGAAGCCTGGAGGCTGTGGGCATTGCAGCAGGCAGAGTGGGACGCGAACGCGGACTGATCTTGCGTGGCTTGAACAATCGTGCTGAGTACGACGAGACCAGCGTGGCGTTCTTTGGCACCATATTTGCCAATGTCATAGGCACACCCAGCCGCCCCATAGACAGCATAGAGGTCCTGGATCTCAACGTGCGCAACACCATAGACTTTGCGCAAGACGTTAACATCACTGGCACACTTAATGTGGGCACAGACGTCAACGTGGACGGCATCATTACTGCTAGCGGTAGTAACAGTACAACATGGGCCAACGCAGTAACATTTGGCGCCAACATCAGCTTGTTGAACAATGACGCAGACTATCTTGAAACATCTGAGCTAGCATCAGCGCTCACAAACGCAAGCATCTTGACAGAACCCAATTTGTTAGCAACATTGGGTATAAGCGATTTAACTGACATCATCACCACTAGCAGCGCAGTGAGTGAGCTGGTAAACGATGGTGACTTCCTGACTGGCGCAAGTATCCAGGGTGATGGCACTGCCATCGTGTGGACACCAGGCACTGGTACAATAAGTCTTAACGAGCCTCCTGGACTAACAGCAGGCACATACGGCGCAGCTAACACCAGTGTGCGACTCACAGTTGATGACCAGGGGCGTGTTACAGGCATACAACAGTTTTTGATTGACGGCAGTGCTATTGGTGGTAACTTGACACTCACAGATTTCAGTGTGACCACTAACGCACCTGCTGGCGGCGGCGCTTTGGCATACAACGACTCAAACGGTGTGTTCACGTTTACACCAGCTGCTGGAATTAGCGTAGAGACTGATCCTGTGTTTGTAGCTAGCCCAGCTGGTAATATTGCAGGTGGTGACATCACCAACTGGGATACAGCGTTTAGCTGGGGCGATCATGCTTTAGCAGGATATGCAAACGCATCTATTGTACCTGAAAATATTAGTGATTTGAGTGATGTTAACACAGCAGGCGCTACACCAGGTCAGACCCTGGTGTTTAGTGGAGGTTCCTGGCAGCCAACTACACTGGCGATAGGCAGTGGTGACGTGGTAGGTCCGGCAAGCTCAGTTAACCTCACCATCCCAGTGTTCAGTGGTGCAACAGGTAAACTATTGACCACAACCACACGCACCATGCCCGGGGTAGGC